CCGAGACTATGCACCGTATACAAAAAGTGGTTCACAACGTGGGTACAAACCCGCGCACAAGAAGCATCCGATGACGATGTGGATTTCTTCGAGTCTTCGTAATTACATGTTCGCGTGTGAAATCGGGTTAGCCCTATCAAAAGAATACACGAAACGCTATGGCAAAATTCATACATGCGAAGGACATTTATTATGGCTCAAGAATAACGTACCACCCCATTTCGATGAACATAAAAGTGATACAGCGTATTATTCTATCCAAGGAATCCCCGAATGTATGCCAGTGGCGTACCAGTGTCCAAACGTAGTTGAAGCGTATCGTAAATATTACATCAACGATAAGGCTTCGTTTGCACGGTACAAAACGACCAAACCTACTTTTATGCAGGTGTAGAATGAAATAATTTGTAATGTAATATAAATGAGTAACTTACAGAAGAAGATACCTTTTATGGCGGGGGTGTTTGGACACCTTATTTTTCAAACTTTTGTTGCATACAGGGCCGCCGAAGCGACCTCCGGGAACGCCTACATGAAAGATATCGCTCGTTCCAATGCGTTATTGATAGGAATAGTGGGTCTCGCGTTGGTACTATTGTTGAGTCTCGTGCGTTTACCCATTCCTATTAAGGTTGCCATATTTTCCATTCTGGCATACATCTCTGGTATGGCGCTTCACAATGTACCTAATTTACAAGAAGCTTTACTCGAGGTCGTGGGTATATTTATCGGTATGTTAGTCGCCGGGATCTTCACAGTTCAGATGGGATACAAACTCGATATTCTCGGTCAGATATTATTCTTCTCACTCTTAACCATTTTGATCGCTCGCGTTATCAACACGTACGTGAGACGTACGCGAGACGAAGAAAAGAATTCAATCGTTCCCAGTAGAATTGTTACGATACTGTTTGCGCTATTTGTGGTGTATGATACGAATAAGATATTGCAGAGGAATTATTCCGGCAATTTCGTAAACGCATCGTTGGATTACTTTTTAGATATATTTAATCTTATTCGTTCGGTTGGTGGAAATGAATAATCAGACTTGCCGGGAATCGAACCCGGAATGCTGGATTAGAAGTCCAGAGTGATATCCGTTTCACTACAAGCCCTGCCCTCGACGAGACTCGAACTCGCGACCTTCGGCTTACAAGGCCGACGCTCTACCAACTAAGCTACAAGGGCGAATGGTGTTTTTTTTGTACTACCGTGTTATATTTAGTTTGTGATACTAGCAATAATCTCTGGATATAACGCGTTATCCTTTACCTGCTCAACGAGTCGCTTACGATTTTCGATATGCAGCTTCTCAACATCCGCCTTGTTTTGACCGACATACGGCACTGCGTATCCCTTATCGCATAGCCATTTATTGACATTGGTCCATACACCGTCCTCATAAACCCAAACTTCAGCGAGTACACGCCCAAACTTACCCCTAGAATCCGCCTCCGGGCAGCGAAGCTCAATTTCAATGTCATCCTTCTCAGACGCGACTGCCTTTAGACACCATTCCTTGAGCTTCTTCTTGGACATAAGACCAAAGACCTTTTCCACAGTATCGCGAGTACGAGACTCGGGTGTATCGATCCCTAGAAGACGGACACGCTGCTTCGTGCATACATCGAATCCGAGATCAATGCAAACGTCAATGGTATCTCCATCAACAACCTTTTCCAGGGAAGAAACCTTGTACCGAAAGTTGCATTCCGGAGAATTGTACGCCATTATATTCGATACATGGTTCTAGTCTTTAAACCCAAGTTAAAAAAATAGTGCTCGAGTATAGTATGTATATTCGGGCATATTCTTCAAATGATTCTTATAAATATAGACTAGACAAAACCAGGAAGAATGTACTAAATGAAATATACCACCAACAATCGGTTCGCGTACCGTCAAATAAACCGGTATCTGATAACTTGCGTCTTCGTCTACGGTTCAGGGAAGCCGTAGAAGAAGCACAGGAAATATGTTCTCATGATAAAGATTCAAAAGAATGTCATTTCGCGTGGTATGAAGTCGATGAATTAGAAGATTCTATCGACCGCTCGAATTGTCGACACGACTCACCGTAATCGTAGCGGGTTCTTCGTCGTACATGTAATACTTTATAGAAATACCAAATACACGTTTCATATGTGTATTCAATTCTCCGTTAATAGCCCCTTTCCAGTCTCTTAACGTAGTCTGAAAATACTCCTGTCCATCTTCCCCAAACACTCTAGAAGTGAAAAATGGCTGAGAACGAACCCATTCCATGTGTCTATTCACGGTGGCGGGAACGGGTCTCTGTCCCCTATCTACGGACTCCAAAATATCGATAACGTAATATCCGTGTCTATCTGCGATGATGTTCGCTTGCATTCCCGGATACCCCTTAATATACGCTTCAAAATCTGCTCCACTTGGAAGTGTGACGTACACGTTTCGAGTACTCGATGGTAAAGGCGTATTACCCGTAGCAGTCGATATACCTGGGTGGGTGTGGTACGAAATGTAAGAATTTCTAAAAATTCCCACGATATGACCGTTCACTTGCATTCTTTGTTGCGAGGTGAAACGTGTAGGAACATTAAATTTAATCGTATTACCGTCGGACACAAAATCTATTTTACCACCGTATTCCCACCTTTTAAGGGTGGACATATTGTTTATCGAACGTAACTCTTTTATTACACGTTTGGGGAGCTGTATAGATGCTCTCGTGTTGGAAACTTTGACAACCTTCGCTACCATTTCTAGATCTTTTCGCTTGGCGCTACTGGTGGTAGGTATGTAGTTCGATGGAAGACGCTTTCGCTTACCTAACATACCCGAACCAACTGTATTTATGTTCATGACATTTCGCCTAAACAGGTAATTTTCGACATTTCTGTTTCCTTGATTTATGTTCATAGACGTACCCGATCTAGGTGTGGGCATCTTATTGTAAAGAGATAAAATTATCTCGTCTTCGTAATTTTGAGTGCGGATCTATTCTTAACCGCCTTGGGATCCAATCTGTTTACGCTGCTTCGTTTAGGATTGAACATCTTCTTATGCGCGTGCCAGTATTCGGGAGCTCCAACCTTAAAGTTCTTATGCATCTTCGCTTTGTACCAAAAAACACAATCCTCGATGCGATTAGACTTACTTGTGTTATCCAAAACAATACATTCATAATTCTCGGTGCAAGCATCCATGACTTTGTTAAACATATCGAACGTCGGAAAAATACCAAAAAACGATTTGTATAATTTTTCTCGATTCTGGATGATGTTCTCCCTGAGAATAAACACGTAATCCACGTTAGCGCGAAGAGCTGGTGGAAGATCCATACAATACTGCATTGTCAGCATAAAGAAAATTTTCCAGTGACGCCCGTTCATAAAACACTGACGGATACATGTGTCGCGCATGAATTTATTGTCGTACATACAATCATCCAATAAGAGGAATGCACCACAGTTTTGTTTTCCAGCACCCACGAGCTTTCTTTGTCGGTCCATGACTCGCTCTATAGCCTCTCTGTCGTAGTCTCCATATATAAACAGGTCAGGTATATACTGTTGATAATAATGATTACCTTCTTCAGTAGCCGATAAAACAATACCCGCTGGTAAGTGCTTCTTGTACCATAATATATCAGTCACGAGTGTTGACTTACCAGTATTACGTTTTCCTATGAATACACACACCTTGTCGTCGGCCATTTTAGCCGGATTGAATTTTCGCAAACGCAAATCCATCTATAATATCGCATTGTTTTATTTGATAAAATTTTACTCACATGTATTAAGAATGGCGGGACGTTTACGCCTCACTGTCACCGGTGTCCAGGATCAATGGCTCACCGGTGATCCAAAAATTTCATATTTTTCGTCGATATACAAAAGACATACCCGATTTTCTACAGAAGCGGTCGGTATTCCTATCACTGGAAACGTATCACTAGGTGGAAATGCTATAGCCCGTATTCCAAATAACGTCGGCGATTTACTTCGAAGTGTGATGCTTAAACTTACCCTGGGAGAGTTACCATCCGGAAATCTATATAATGCTTCGGTTGCTACGAGCGTCATACAGCATGTCGACCTGGTAATTGGCGGACAAACAATTCAACGACTTACAGGTGACTATATAGACATGTATAACCAATTACATAGCAATAAAGATGATGCAGATACAACCCTTTACTACATGAATGGTCACAATAACCAAATTCAAATCGTCTCCACACCGAGGACCTTCTATCTGAACTTACCGTTCTATTTTTTTAGAAATCCTAGCTTAGCTATACCTATATGCGCTATTACTCGTCAGTTAATCGAAATACATATAAAGTTTAAAGATGTAGATGATGACGTGACGTTTAGCTACGAAGAAGTAAATGGAAATATGGTACGCACTAAAACAGAATTAGGATCTATCGTTGAAGCGGCTATCATTACAGATTTTTACTTCATCACTCGGGATGAGATAAACTTTTTACTCACGCGCCCCATGCAGTATATCATAACACAGTTACAGTTATCGACTATGCAATTTAAACCTAATGAATCGAAGAAATCGGCATTGTTAAAATTTACAAACCCCGTTAAAGAATTATTCTTCTCAGCGAAAGAAGAAACTGGTGCAACCAACATCATCGAATCTACGTACACAATTCCACAACCTGTAGCGACCATCGAATACGCGCAAGAGTCTGTAATTTCGAATAATGGGTTAGTCGCTGTGATCGCGAACACGGATGCGGGGTTTGGTTCCGGGCAGGTTAAGATATTTGAAAAAGATTCTAGTGGAAACTGGCCTTCTACCCCCTCGGCGACCTACGGTGGATCCTATACGGGTGAAGCTCTCGGGCAGGTCCTAGGCGTTTCGGATGATGGTACCAGAGTGGCCATGCAATCTTCTTCGAAGATAATGGTCGTGGAGAAATCGGTTACGACGACGACGACGTACACGGTGACGGTCGCAAGTGTAGATGGTGGTAACAGGTACCACATCGACGGTGTCGACCGTGCTCCTCTAACGTTCTATCGCGGAAACACATACATATTTGACCTTTCAGATGCGTCAAACGCCAACCACCCACTCGGCTTTTATCCGACGTTCAACACCGGGGTAGTCGACAACTATGGTACGAATCCACCCGGAACTACGGGTTCGCAAGTAACATTCACAGTTCCCACTGGTGCACCGTCGAATATCTCGTATCTTTGCCAGACACATGGAGCTGGTATGGGTTCAACGATTACTGTCAGTGACCTGGGTTGGGCGCAGATCGGTTCGGATATAACGACACCCTTCAATACCATAACCGGAAGTTGCCTGACCGGTGACGGTACGAAGGTTTTCGGAACTTCTTCAGTACCCGACCCGTCGTCGGCTGATTGGAGTCAGGTGGGCCAAGATATCGACGGTGAGGCTGCGGATGACGAGTTCGGGCAATCGGTATCTATGTCCGCGGATGGAACGCGTATGGTGGTAGGCGCTGAAAAGAACGACGGTTCAGGGGATCGGAGCGGTCACGTGCGAGTGTACGATTGGGACAGTGGAACTTCTCTCTGGACCCAGGTGGGCCAAGATATCGACGGTGAGGCTGCAGGGGACCGGTCCGGGTGGTCGGTATCTATATCCTCGGACGGCACGCGCGTGGCGATAGGCGCTACGGGGAATGACGGCACCGCCGCCGCCGCCGGCCACGTGAGGGTGTATGAGGTTGTCCTATCATATGGCGTATTGGTGTGGACCCAGGTGGGCTCTGATATCGACGGTGAGGCTGGGGCTGACCGATTCGGGTACTCGGTATCTATATCCTCTGACGGCACACGCGTGGTGATCGGTGCTATCTTAAACGACGGCGTCACCGGCGCCATCTATAACGCCGGCCACGCGCGTGTGTACGAGGAGAGCGGCGGGACGTGGACGCAGATTGGCTCTGATATCGACGGTGATGTTGCAAACGACTACACCGGGCGGTCGGTATCTATATCCTCGGATGGAACGCGTGTGGCGATAGGCGCTCCCACCCAGGATTCCGGACGTGTGCGTGTGTACGAGGACATCGGCGGGACGTGGACCCAGGTGGGTGCCGACATCGACGGTGAGGCTGTGTACGACCAGTCTGGGCATTCGGTATCTATATCCTCGGACGGCACGCGCGTGGCGATAGGCGCTTATGGTAACGACGACATCGGCAATTACGCCGGTCACGTTCGGGTGTACGAATGGGACACGCCCGCTTTTCCTTCTCAGTGGACCCAGGTGGGCCAAGATATAGACGGTGAGGCTGCGAACGATGAGTTCGGGCGGTCGGTATCTATATCCTCGGACGGGACACGCGTGGCGATAGGTGCTCACGACAACGACGGCAATGGCTCCGACGCCGGCCACGTGAGGGTGTATGATTGGAACAGTGGAACTTCTCTCTGGACCCAAGTGGGCCAAGATATCGACGGTGAGGCCGCGGGGGACGAGTCCGGGTACTCGGTATCTATATCCTCGGATGGAACACGTGTGGCGATCGGCGCTCCTTTTAACGACGGTACCGGCTCCAACGCCGGCCACGTGCGGGTGTACTCACTCTCTACACCCACTATACCAAAAGTTTCATCATGGGAATACAGTGGTAGTAGTTGGTCACAGTACCGCCCCGATATCACCGTAAACACGGCCATATCCAGAATCTCTCACTCGACAAACGGTGAAATCCTGGGTTTGGAAGATGCGACCAAAACCGTGATATACGCGACGACCGGCTCGGTGTCTACGTATACCAGGCGCCACACTGATACTCAATATAGTGAAAGGTATCATTCATTATCGAGTGATGGTGCGAATTTGGTATCTTTGGGAAATTTGGGGTCTAAGGTGTGGAATGGAACAAACTATGTCTACGATGGCGTGGGGGGAACACAAGTCCCTTGGTATACCACTTCCGCTTCTAGCATGGTAGAGATCTCAAGGAATGGCAGCCTCGTATTTTGGAATGATTACAGTTCTAATAGATTTAAGTTATACAGTAAATCTGTAGTCGACGGAAACGTCCAGTGGACATTGGAATCAAGCGAAGAATATTTTTATACCCCAGTGAAAATGTCGGCACTCGGAAGTGATGCTATCATAGTGTCCGGATCGGGGTCGGCGGGTGCCAAGATTTACGACATCACGGTCAGTCCGGGAGCTGGTGAAGACCGTCTACTTAACATCTCATCATCTGATCAGGCATTTTCTAGTCATGTGACGAATAAAAGATCTGATTACCGGTTCGTGAAGAATATTCGGTTTGAGTGTAACGGTAAACGTATGTTTGATCACACAGGTAAATATCTAGCCTACGAACAATCTTTAATACATCATACAGGATGCCCCGATCCCGCGTATGAATTTTATACATATTCGTTCGCTTTGAAACCAGAATTGTATTATCCTACCGGTCAGTTAAACATGAGTCGCATTATTCATAAAAAATTAGATGTAGAACTCGATGAAACATCTACTTCGCGGAATATAAACTTTTCGATATATGCTTTGAATTACAACCTTCTACATGTTGAGGGAGGAATAGCGGGTTTAAAATTTTAACGGGTTATATTAGAAATGGCAGGACGGGTGCAACTTGCCACTACGGGTACCCAGGATGCTTACTTCACAGAGAATCCTGAATACACGCATTTCATTAAACAGTTCAAAAAGCATACGAACTTTTCAGCCTACGACGTGTCCCATGACTTACATGGTCAATTGGAATATGGTGGTATTCTCAAGTGTACAATACCAGCGAACGCCGGCGATTTGATAAAAACTGTACGGGTACATTTTACACTTCCACCGTTGGAAAACGGTGGAATCGACTTTAGATACGTCGAATCTATTGGTCACGCGATATTCCAACATGTAGATCTCGTAATAGGTGGACAACTCGTACAGAGAATCCCTAGAGATTGGTTACAAATCTACAGCGAGCATTACATTACACAGACGAAACAGAATAACCTGGCTAAACTGATAGGTAAATGTCCCGACGAATCATCCGGACTTCCGGTACAACATGCATCCATAGATCAACATTTACCACTCGCGACTACATCGACGAGTTATATAGTAGATATACCGTTCTATTTTCATAATAATCCAGAACTCGCAATTCCACTTTGCGCCTTAACAAATCAGGAATGTGAAATAGAAATTCAACTCAGTGATATTGGTAAATGTATTCATAATTTACCCAATTTGGTCATACAATCTTCACCTAATAATACCAACTTTGTCGTGAATGTCGCGGTAGTCACTCCAGGTGTCAACAAATATTTCATA